GGTTAGATATGAAAAACAATAGACCAGATGAATTTGAAGCTGCAGTTAAGTTTGATAAAAGAATGAGGGACAACGAACATAAGACAAAAAACTATATGCATCGATCTTGTAAAAATCTAGATGAGGTCGTGTTTCACGTGAAACGTGAGGAGGAACAACTAGATTTATTTAACAACGAATGCGAAGGAATGTGTGGAGTATGATGGAAGATAAAGACATCGAAGAATATAATAAAAATATTTGGGAATTAAAATGGAATAAGAAATTTATTTACCCAAAGTCTCAACGAGAGATAGTCATGGGTCGAAGACACTACGCAGTAGATAATCAAAAATTACCATCTGTAACAACTATCTTATCAAAGACTCAGCCAAAAGAAAAGCAAGAATCGTTAGCCAAGTGGCGTGCTCGAGAGGGTGAGGCCAATGCACAACGGATCATGGACCAAGCAGCTGCAAGAGGAACCGCTATGCATACGTTATTGGAACATTATCTAATAGGTGAAAAACATGCCGATTTAACGGACATAGGGCAACAAGCAACGATGATGGCTGAAAAAGTGATAGAGGAGGGCATAAAGGGTCATTTAGACGAAATATGGGGCTCTGAGGTCACTGTTTGGTACCCAGATTTATTCGCAGGAGCAACAGATGTTGTTGGAGTATATGATGGCAAAGAAAGTATTGTTGACTTTAAGCAAACTAATAAACCAAAACGTAGAGAATGGATCGATGACTATTTTTTACAATTAGCTGCATATGCTATGGCTCACAATTTTACATATCAAACTGAGATTATACAAGGTGTGGTCTTAATGTGTTCAAAAGATGGCTATTTTCAGAAGTTTGAGGTAAATGAGGAAGAATTTAGGCAATATAAGTACAAATGGTTGGCAAGAGTAAGTCAATATTACCAAGATTTGAAGTGATTGTATCACTATAGAACTTTTCTCCCAGAATAAAAAATATTTTTTTTATTTTCAAAACCATGTTACAGGCTCATATATGTTACAATCGTCTATTATTATTATTTTAAGCCACTTATTTAAGCACAAATTGTAACAAGCCCATGTTACACGTGTTACAATCCTTATTTTACGCCATTTTCAAATGTTACAAAATTTCCGTACGCGAGCAAAAGTTTTTTGATTAAAATAAAAAATGTCTCCTAGAAAAAAGTTCTATAGGGTGTATAAATAGCCATGCCCAAAAAGAGACGTAAAGCAATTAACACTGAAACAACGCCCGATATACCTTTTCATAAGGTTAGAATTGAGTGGGTGGACTGTGTTTCTGATAGTGGTTGGGCTACAGATAAAGAGTTTGATAAGATGAAATTAGCAAGACCAGTAAACGAGGGTTGGCTATATGAAAAAACAAAAGACCATATTAAAATTTTTGCGTCATATGATAAGGATGAAGATGGAATTACTTTTGGAGATCGGACAATGATTCCTCGTCCTTGGGTAAAGAAGATAACTCGTCTGTAACTATCTCTGCATTTTTATCAATAATGGGTTGATAGTGTTTAAGAGCTTCAACAACTCTTTGATCAATCTCTTCCTGGGATAAATTTTCATGTTTATGTAAATGTATTTGTTGATTGTTATAAAATCCAGCTGCTTTTCCACGTGAAACTTCCATATTACCTGCAGCAGTCCATGCTTTGTTTTTTCTAAATTCGTCTCTAAGTTTACCTAATTCATTTAAATGTCCTTCATATGATATATCATATTTTTTCATCAACTCAGATCTTCTTTGACCTATGTACTCTACTACTAAAGGGAAATGTTTTGGATTTTGTAGTCTACTAGCAATAACGTGAGCAGTGTCTTCTGAATAGCCTGCTGCAATTGCACATTCAGTTGCACTCATTCTTCCTTCTTCAGTCACAACTAAGTTAGCAAATTTTATTTGCATGCTAGTTAATTTTTTAGGTAGTCCCATGCTTGAATTATATAAATTATAGGATATATTGCAAGTCAGAATGAACGGAAGATTATTACGACAAGTATTAGATAAAATGATGAAGGGCAACCTTCACTCTGGAAATGCTAGAGTCCAAGTCTGTCTACCAGATGGTAAATATTATGATGTTACCTCTTTACAACTTTTAGAAAATAAACTAATTGGAGTTAGAGAAACCCATAGATTAGTGTTTACTGTCAAGGCTGAAACATGGAATATGGGTAAAGTTTTGAAGAAAGTTGGAAGTACCACTTAACTCAAATTTTAACTTAAAAAATGTTGAAGGAAGAGACAAAATTTTGGCATGAAATTAGAGGACATAAAAGCAAAATATCGTGGACTAGATTGGAAAATAGTGCTGCACTTGGCACTCCTGATCTATTGGGGTATAATAATTCTGGCCACTTTTTCACAGTAGAATTGAAGTTAAAAAAAGTTAAGAAAATCCTGTTCTCACCACACCAAGTTTCGTTTCATTTAAGGCATCGAAAGAACACTTTCATCATGGTAAAAACCCAGCCAAAGGCCCTCGATCCTTTGGCCATAAAACTTTATGAGGGGAAAGAGATACGAAAATTACGGAACGGGGACCACGTGTCGCCTGTAGCTTGTGGCCTTGACGCGTGCTGCTTGTTCCTTGAACGCTTGTAGCCGTGGTGCGTGCTTGTGGGCGGGCCCCACCCCATGCTTGCTGCTTGTGACTTGGAAAGTCCCAGAAATCTATTCATACCAAGATTGCTCGGAGTAATCTTCAGGGCCATGTTGAGCTTCAAAGATGAACGCCTGGAGTTTATCCTCTCCGGCTATCGTCCAAGTGTACTTTTTAAGGATTGGTTGAATTTTTGTAATAAATTTTGCAGCTTGCTCCCTGGATTTAAAACCTCTTTTAATGTCTCGTGCTTTTTCACGTGACCAATAGAACCATCCTCCTTCTTCTTCACCGCCGTAATTCCTGGTCACCCAATAAATTGAAATATAAAAATTAGTGTTTACCATATGCAATGTTTTTTACCCGCGGATCCCAACACGCTCGACAGTCACCGCAGGCGTTGCCTTGTTTTGGAGCTGGACAAGTCGCGCCTTCAGTTACTACAGTCGATGTATTCGGCCAGGATCCGCTGGCGCTTTGGTTAATCATAGGCATAGAAAATCGAATCACCAAATTTTTAGGTGCTCGCGCTACGTGGTCCTTGGTCCACGCTTCACGTGTGGGCATCCAGTGACTGATTCCTGGTGTCAATTCACAAACTTCAAAAATCTTGTTTAGATGATCAAGATCCTGGACATCGCCGGAGTCGTGCCATCTAAAAAATTTAGATTTTTTCGAATTGATCAAGTGAACCATAGCCGGAACCCAACCTGGATTCTTTATAGACTCGAGCCTTCGATATTGTGCAGCCTGAACTGGTTTAAATCGATACATACCCTTGAGCGCATAACAATTGTAACAAGTCGAGCCTTTTATTTTTTGGAGCTTCGACCCCGTCTTACACTCTTTAGCCGGTAGGCCATAAGCAAAACCTGGCATTTTGGACGGTCTACTAAGACCGCCCACTAATTTAAATGCTTGATTCGTTTTCATAGTACTAGTTATAGGATAATCCTATAATTAAGTCAACAAAAAAATTTTTTATTTCGGGGAGCGCATGTGGGCGGGACCCACCCAAAAAAATAAAAAAATAAAAAATCCAGGTGCGTGCTGCTTGTCGCTTGCGATCCTGGATTTAATGCCTGGCGTTGCCGCTGGGTCTACCAGGACCGCGTGTAACTGCAGCTCGATCAGATAGTCCAACGTGAACTAATCGTGAGCTTCTACCTGATCCTAGGTCTCTTAACACCCTCGCGTGCGAGGTAGAGCGCCATTCTGTTGTAGTTAGTTACGCTCTCAATCGGCTAAGAGACCAAGGATCAGTCGGCGATTGCTCGCCGACTGATTAGTTAATTAACAAATCCTAAACCCTCCACTAAATCTGCAAAATTCAGCGAACTCCTTAATAACATCAACGCTAAAAGGATAGGACGCACTCCAAATTCTTTTATTATAGATCTGCTCCCATTTTTCGTGATCTTCTTTTGGAAAGTCTTTTGGAGCAAGATTGGTTTTACCCAATTTCTTTTCAACACTCTTACAAAATTTATCTAACTCCTTCTCAACTTTGTCGTTGTGTCTTTCTGCTTTTAGTCTTTCCTTTTCGTACTTGTCTTGAAATTCTTTAGTGTGTCCACTCTCGATCAAGACTTGTAATTGGTTATGGATTTGTTGTGCGGTTTCTTCGTCAACTTCGTGTCCACCGTTCTCGTGCCAATAACCTTCGTCCTCCTCATCAACGCAACCTGTAAAATTAATTACATAGTCTGCGATCGGACGCCACCACCAAACATTGGCTCTAAAGTATTCGCCGACAACTTCTTTTCTATATTGTTCAACTTTCTCAAAATGTTTTGTTAATTCATCTTGAGAATGTTTTTCGTTCCAATCCAAATTTTTTGGTTTAACTGCTTTATTTGGATTGTATGGATTTGTTCCGTATAAATCAAAACCCATGATATAACCTCCTTTGTTAATAGGATAATCCTACATTATTAAAAAGTATAATCAACTAAAAAATAAATTATTTTTTTCAACTCCAGGTTGTCCAGGTAGAGAAGAGCATGTGGGCGGGACCCACCCGGGGGGGAGGGGGGGCG